TTTCTTCTTTTTAGCTGTTTTTGCTGCTTTTTTAAAATCTGAGGCACTTGGAGCACCTTTATCTCCAGCTTTTCTCATCTTTTCTCCACTACCAGCCGCAATACGTTTCTTTTTTGCAGCAATATTGGCATATAAACCTTTTTTCTTTGGTCTTCCTTTTTTACTTCCGTAGCTTCCCTTTCCAGTTGGCATGGTTTTAGTAAATTCTGTACCCAGTTTGACCTAAAGTTTCAGGTTTTGCCAAGTTGAACTGTTGTAAACATAAATACCCGAAAGCATCAAAAGCATGGTCAACACCAAGATTTTTATTCGGTAAACCTGTGTTTGGTGCATAAGTCAGCGTTCTTAATGACTTTATTAATTCCTTACATCGTGGATGAATATAAGTTCTTCTGATGCTATTTGCATCAAATAAAGCAGTATTAACAGCAGTAATTTTATCCCTTATCTTCCACGGTGCTCTTGGTGCAGATACGTTAAATCCACTCCTCCTCAATATGCTGTGATCTGTCGCTCCAACACCAGAAGTCTTCCTTGCTCCTCCAGTAGGGTCAGGACAAGCTATAACCCTTCTGTCTATTCCGTAACGGCGTGTAACCTCTTCAGCAAAATCCCATGTTGTAGCTCCTCCTGTCATTACAATCTCGTCGAAAACATATAACGTATCGTCCTTCTTTACTGCACATATCCCTGACATTGGATCTACGTTAAAGTCAACGCCTAACAACAATGGCGCAATACTTATATCTTCTGCAATCGTTGAAATATTTTCATCTCCAAAACTAATTGCAACTAACCCAGTTAAATTTTCAAAACTTGCTTCAAATTCTTGCCTAAATGTACGCTCGTCTAATTGTGCTCTAGCTGCTTCAACTTCTTCTTTTGGTACGTTTCCCCCTTCAATTGTTGTATAACACCACCTTTTCCACTCTTCCGTAGGATCTTCTTTGCAATAACACCATAAATCATAAAACCAACTGGCAGTTCCATCTGGTGTACTAATAAATAATGCCCATCCCTGTTTATCAGCTAACGCAGGACGTATAACTTCAAACCATACCTCTGCATCCATAAATGCAGCTTCGTCCAATACAACACCTGATAAACTTCGACCCCTCAATGCCATTGCGTTTTCAGTTCCCTTTAGCTCGATTGACGATCCATTAACAAGATCGAGTCTCAAATCTGTCTCATTCTTGCTCTGTATCCATACTTTTGGTACTAACTTCTTTAATGCTTTCCATGCAATATCTTTTGCCATTCGATATGTCGGAGCACAATAAAAAAATGTTTCTCCTGGCTTGCTAATCGCTCCACGAAGAAGTTCGATACAACTTAAATATGATTTACCAAATCTTCGTCCTGCTACTAATACTCGGAAGCGTTTGTCATTGTTAAATACTTCTCCTTGCGCCCACCTTAAGTTTATTTCTGGTGCAGTTTTTACAGCCATAAGGTATTACTTTTAAGAGATTTTGATAGATACCCCCCTATTCTTACTCCAAAACGCTTGTAAAAGGTTATTATCCTATTAATACCGTTATTTTGAGTTGCGTCCGTGACCGATTCATGTCTAAACAGCTTTGATGCTGCTCCCGTTCCAGAAAAGAAAGAGGCTAGGCGAACTGTAGGAAATAAAAGTCCTCGAATGGTAGTGGAGGCTAGACAACAAAGGCTTTATAAAAGACAGTTGGAAGGTTTACCAGCTAGGCAACTTGTTCTAGATCATGCAAGTAAAGAAGGTGTTTCAGTAGCGACAGGTTGGACTGATTGGAAGCAAGTTAATTCTTGGAATGATGAGGATTGGCAAAAAGATAGAGAACATATGTTGGCTCGTCTTCAAGCAGCAAGACTTAGACTTTATGAAAAAGCTATACGCAAAGGGCAATTACAAACTGCTGCTCAAGTTCTAGATTCTATCGGTAAGGTGATAGGCGAAAGTGTTGAACACGTAAGCATCCAAGCTCCTGAACTATCCATAAAAGTAGAAACTAAAGAAGACTTATCATAATCACGTAGAACTTAGTCTCGGATATATATTTAAGTTGTACGGGCCATACATAAAAATATAAAGATTTGCAACTATACCCCTGTCTGTCACTAGCATAATCTACTAAGACATGCTATAATAAATATGTAAGAATCAATGGAGTAAAAATACCTACTCCAATTCTCAACTGTCACAATAGGTAATTTTACTTACAGGACGGAAGCACCTCGAAAACTTAAAAGTTATAGCAGGTCGTCTAATCTGACTAGTCATCAGGTTTGACAATACCTAGCAGAACACCAAGAGAGGCGTTTTTATGCCTCAAGAGGTTGCTCTTGCTACGTGTACAAAAACGTAAACTCTCATTCTCTTATTGTGATGGATCAACAAACAAAGCACGAACAAATCATCACCACTTCAACAGGTGATTATTTAAGAATTCGTTTTGCTGGATATGCTGGAGATCATGACGAAATCAGTCTTACAGATCGTGAGACTGATAATAAAGTCATCATGAAATTTGCAGGTAATCATTTACAGGGAACATTCATCGAGACAATTGGCAGTTTGAAGTACTCCAGAACTGAAGCAAAGCAAGCTTTTTTAAATCAAATAAAAAGCACAGTTGCAGAAGTTGAGGAGTATTACAAAAAAGAGATAGAAAGCAATGCCTAAGAAAAAAAATCCCCAGATGATTCTGGGGATAGTTTTTATTTCTGGCGGTTCCACTTTTTATAGTTCTTCTGATACTCCAATTGAAGAAATGGCTTCAATCATAGTAAAGCGAACCAAAAGAGATTGGAAGCATCTTTTTAAATTTAAAAAGAATGCTCTCTGGCCTGTTCACTTTTACGACATTTCAGGATTTGATGGATGGAGCGCAGATTATGCTGGCAAAGTCACAGACTTAAAAAGCAACAAGGAAGCTCCATTTTTGGAAACTTTAAAAGTCGTAAGTTAATCAAAATCCCTAGCTAGTCACTAGGGATAATTTTTTTATCACATTATGTCAAACAGAATTAAACAGTTAGGAAGCAATAAGACCTTATTGCTTTTGGATGATATAGAAGTTCTCTATAGTTATTCAACTCCCGTAGCTGCAAGACTTGAAGATGGATCGTTTATTCGTTCCAAAAACTATTACAAAGGATCGACAAGCTCAACAACTCAAAAGCACATAACCCAAACTCTAAATTATTGGAGTTTGGAATATGGTTTAAAACCTGATCAACTTGGTTCAGGTGCTGAGCTTGTTGATCAGTCTGAAATTGAAAATCTTATCCCTTGTTTTATCAAATGACTTCCACAGTTTACGAACCAAAAAGCGAAATGGTTGTTATCGAGCATCTGGACGGAAAACATGAAATTGAGATTACAAGATTTCAGATCTTGCAATTAATGTATGTTCTTTACTCTGATCATTTACAGTTTAGGGGTGGAACGCCTACGGGATTTTTTAACAAGCATCTTTCTAATAAAAGGAAGAGCAAAAAATTCTGGCGTAGGTTTTTCGCTCCATATCTTTCACAAATTTTCCCTAAAGAAATTCCTGAAAGAATTAAAGATAAATTAGTTCTAATGCAAATTGGAGCAGATTAAAAAAAAAAGCCTAGATTTTTCTAGGCTTAATTTTTTTTCAAGAATTTTTTTCCAAAATTTCAAATCTTGTAAGCATTAATTTTTGGTATAAAAATTTATTTTTAAATTTCAATTCATCATTCAATAAAAAATCCCAATCATCTTGTTGAATGTCTTGAAAAGAGATGAATGGTTTTAGGCGTTCAGGGTTTTCATTCATGAATGTTTTTTTACGTTCCAGCTCTAACTTTAAAGCTTGGGTTCCGTGGTCATGAATGAATTGCTTAAGTTTTGACACTTTACTTGTTAATTTGACATTATCAGGTTATCATAGAATTATTAATTTATGAATCCAATTTATGAAACTTTTAACAGAGTCACTCAAGAAAAAAATTCCACCTTTATACGCTCAAGACGGTAAAGGCGACAATTCTACTGTCTACGCTAAGTTTTTTTGTCCTTGGAACAATTGGACGTGGTATGTAACAGAATACGATCCAAAAACAAATGAGTGCTTTGGATTTGTTGATGGAGATTTCCCAGAATTAGGTTATTTCTCAGTAACTGAATTGGAGTCTGTGAAACATCCTCAATTAATGCTTGGCATTGAAAGAGAAATACATTTTTCTCCTATCAAGCTTAGAGATATTGAAGGATTAAACAAATGACTTCTTTAAAAACTATTATTCTTGACGCTATCAAGAAAGAAGACGATTATGACCCTAATTGGACTGAAATTCAGTCCTTTAGGTGGTTATTGGAGACTGCATTACGTTCCAAAAGCTATGTTTATGAAAAATATGGAGCTATACCAGCTCTAGAAGATTTTTTTAGTGGTATAGGAATTCATGTACCAATCTGGACTGAAGAAATAGAAGAATTAGGGCACGATCCAGAAACATATTGGAAAAGTTTAGCTTTAACCCTATTAAGTGAGGTTGATTAATTATGTACTTTGATCGTTTCGACATTTACGAGGCTTATCATCTTTGGTTTACTCAATTCTATTCAGGGGCTTTAGATCCTAATTACGCTAGAAGATGCCGTATGGAGGAAAAATTTAAGTTCCGTCCTAGCTTATGTCATAGCTATGAAAATCTTTCAGAGAATGGGCAATATATATTTGATCAGTTAGAAGAGGAACAGTATATATCTAGGAGCTACTAATTCATGAATTTTAAAATTACTTATCATTCATTTTGGGTGAAAGATCAAGTCTTTTATACTGACTCAACTTTAGAAGTAGATGAGTTAGTTTTCTTTGCCAAAGAAAACCAATATAAAGTAACTGTTGAAGAGGTCGATTAAATGAATTTTAATGTTTCTATTAACTGCGATAATGCAGCTTTTGATGATGATCTTACAGGTATAGAAATCTGTAGGATCTTAGGATCTATTTCAGATAAATTACAAGATATAGGTTATATCGAACCACAAGAAAATATGAACGGACGTATAAGAGATATGAACGGTAATACTGTTGGAGAATGGGAGTTTACGCAATGAAGTATCTTTATGAACCAAATAAATTCGAGATTAATGCAATTATCTCTGAAATTTATAACGATGCTGTAGATGAAGACGGTTTTACGGTTAAAACTGTTAAAAAGAAAGATATTAAAGAAGAATTATTAGCTAATTATTCTGACGTTGATCCAGACGATCCAGAAAGAAGAATACCAGCAATTACTGAAAGAACTGCTTATAGGTGGATTAGATATAACGAAAGAGATTTTGGGAAAACTGATCCTACTTCTAGAGAATGTAAAACTGGTAAAACTACTTCTAAATTGATTGATGAGATTAATAATGAAATGGAGCAAGTCATTGATGATAAAGGTGACTTGCCTTCAAAAATTCCTCGAATTAAGGAATTAACTGAACTTCTACAAAAACTAAAAAAACTACAAAAATCCTAATCTGACATTTTGACATGACAAAACGATCCAAAAAAATGACACCTCTTGAAAAACAAGCTTCATCTCATTTAGATAAATGTAATGAAATTACTATTGATCGCATGGAAGCTATTAGAGCTATGGAAAATTTATTAAAAAAGAAAGAGGAAGCTAAAGATTTTGATGAAAAAATGGAATTTTGTACTGTTGTTGTTTCTGTTGCTCACAGAATTATTGAAACTGACAATCAGCTAAGACAAGCTGTTCAATCTGCTAATGACTTTTACGAAAACAATCCTGAGGCTTGCAATGACTAATTCAACTATTTCACAAGATTTCTGTATTGCTTTTGCCGAACGTGCTGGTTTTGACGTTCCAAAAGCTAAAGACCTTACTATTGATGGAGATTGGCTATTTCATTTCGATGAACAATATCCTAATGAAATGGATATATATCAATATCCACTAGCTGACTTCTGTTGCGAAGTTTATAGCACTTGTACGGTTGAACAGTTTAACGATCCAAAACTAAGACAGCTTGTTATAAATCGTTTAGATGCCTCTATTGATGCAGCTATTGAAGACTATTACACAGGAGAACCACCTTTATCTGCGGATGAAAGATGGCAACAAGCTTACGATCAGAAAATGGAGGCAAAAGGATGAACGATAACACCTTAGATAAACTAGAAATAGTTTTAGATGTTCTCTGCGAATTAGCTGATAGACAAATTACTGTCTTCTTGCCTACGAACCAAGAAGAACAAATTCCTTATATCAAAAAGGAAATTATTAAAACTTTGGAGATGATTAAATGAACACTGAACAAGCTATTGAAAAATGGCTAGAGCTTTGTCCTTGCGACAATTGGTCTATTGAAGATGAACATCACCCAACCATGGGTGATATGAAATTAATTAAACTTTATCCTGAAAAAATTAATCTTGGAGCGATCCATGCAAAAAGATTAGACGATTGGTTGTTTCAAGATTATGAGGAGGGTGAGTCATGACTAAAGAAAACGGCAAATCAAAATTTCCTGAAAGTATTAGAGCTATGCAATTAGCTAATAAGTTCTTTGAATCAATCGAAGATTATGAAGAACCTGTTAATCAAGCAATTTGTGAACAAGCTCTTGTAGAAGCTATGAAATGGCTTGAAATTTATTCCCCTTGTAAATGTGAGGTTAAATTATGAACGAACTTGATTTTTTAGTCGAGGTATATGTTGACTATTGCGATAAACATGGTCTAGATCATGTATCTGCTTGTGAACAAAGTGGATTAACTGATAAACAAAAAGAATGGATTGAACACTATCAAGATTATTGGATAGAAGCAGAAGACAGATTATCTGCTTCTGAAAAACAAAACTATTTTTACGGTGAAAACCAATGAAAAAAAAACTAATTAAATTTCAATTTACTGAAAAAGAAGCTGCTTATCTCTATGAAGAAATTGATAGAATAAGAGGCTATGTAGGTATCTTAGGTCTTTCAGAAGAGTGCGAACCTTGGATGATTTGTGACAAGTTTTGTGATCAATATAAAAATCAAATAAATGATAAATGATTGCTCAGTAAAAACTATTAAAAACCAAGAGTGTAAAGAATGGTTCTTGCATAAACACTATGCAAAACGAATCCCTTCTATTTCTTATGCTTTTGGCTTATATCAAAATTCTTCTTTAATTGGTGTTTGTTCTTACGGTAGACCAGTTGCTCATACATTAATCAAACACGCTTTTAACGGTCATTATCAAGATAATTTTCTTGAATTAAACAGATTAGTAGTTAATAACAATCTTCCAAAAAACTCATTAAGTTTTTTTGTTTCAAAAACATTAAAACAACTTCCTTCACCAGTTGTAGTAGTTAGTTATGCTGATACATCATTAAATCATCATGGATATATATATCAAGCTTGTAATTTTATATATACAGGATTATCTGCAAAACGTACTGATTACAAAATTAAAGGAATGGAACATTTACATAGTGCATCTGTAATGGATCATGCTGGTAGAGGTTTAGAAAAAGGCAAAATTAATAAACTTAAACTAATTTATGGTGACAATTTATATCTAAAGGATAGGCCACGAAAACACAGATATTTTTATTTTATTGGAACTAAAAAAGATAAAAAAGAAATGCTTAGAAACTTAGCCTACAAAATAGAACCCTATCCTAAAGGTGATAACAAAAGATATGATTCAAATTATTCTCCAGCTACTCAAACTTTACTGTTTTAGTCTTGCGTCCCAGATGAAACCATAGCCTTGAATTGATTTAATCGTTCCTCAAATAATATTCTTCCTCCAGCTAGTTCTAGGGTATTGAGTTCTACAACTTGATACCCATTTTCTCTGGCAATTACTATTAATCC